GGGCGAAGATCCAGCCAGCCTCAGGATAAGCGACATCATAACGGACATCTACTCCTTGGCTTTCAGCTGAGGCTAGCAAGTCATAGGCATTCCCATATAGGCTGACGTCGAAAAATTGACGCATGATGTAACATGGCAGGTCTGCGCACTGTGTACCATACGCACCGTCGTTGTCCACGCCCATCCCGCTATTTGCTAGGTTGTGAGCAAATTGTAATACTTCTGCTTTACTTGACATATCTTACCCTATCCTTTCTTTGGTGTGTCGTAGTCCAGAGCTTGCGTACTGTCAGACAAGCCTGAGGTAGTAGGGTCAGAAACAACCCCAATCAATACAAGCAATGTAAGAGCTGTATTAGCTACATCATTGATGTTGTCAGGCAATTTAAAGCCTAGTTGTTGTGCTAGCAAGATTGCTGTAGCAACGATAGCGGCAAGAGTCGCCTTGTTCTTAAAGCGTAATTTCCAGTTAATTTTCATTTTTTAATTCCTCACTTCTAAAATGTTGTATTTGTTATACAGGCTATCAATGTACCCATTGCCGCCTAATTTCTTATAGTTTTTGTGCATTTTGTGAATGATATCAGACTCATGCACCGTGGTATAGCCACGCTGAATAGCAGAGGTCATATCACGCTCTAGTCTTAGATACATTGTGACCAGATGAGCCTCATCATGGACTACTAACTTGTCATTGACCTCACTGATTTTCCTGTTATTGTCCTCTCCGACTACTCGGATGTCGTTTACTGATGATTGGATAGTGCCTAGCTCGTCTTTTAACTCATTAAACTGTTCTTTATTCAGATTTCCAGCCTTTATTGTCCGAACCCCAAACCAACCAGCGACAACTGCCCCAATCGTTGTAGGGTTTGTCAAGGCATTTATTATTTTTTCAAATATATCAACCCATGTCATAACCTCCCCCTATCTAATCAATCCGTGGCATGACAACGGTCAAGACACCTTGCTGCAACATATTAGCAAGGTCTTGCTCTTTGTAGGTATATCCCTCAGACTGTTGCATTTGGAACTTGAAGATGGTCAGCGTGCCCTTCGGCCATTTGGCATTGGTTTCAAACGGATAAGGCATAGCTACAATATCGCCGTTTGCATAGCGTGTGCTCTTGACTAGAGGTTTAATAAATGCAGCAACCTTATTATAGGTATGAGTTGGCATACCTCCATTTTGTGAAATTGCAAGAGCAATTAGTACCTCTGTAATAGCTGAAACAGTATCAAGATTTTCCTTGTTTTCACTAGCAGCTTGCTCAGCTTTATCCGTTGCCTCTTTGTTCTTTTGTAACTCTTGAGCTACCTTACTGAAGCGTTCGTTTTCTGCACGCTGTGGAAAGTTTTCTTGATAGATAACATCGAGGGCAAGGTCAAACAATTCTGTATTAGATAAGCTGATTTTATCAGCTGGCAATAAGACAGGTACATAAGCACCGTCTGAGTTTACCAGCGTGACTTTGGTGGCGGACGCTGTTCCGCTGGCGTCGTATTCTTGGGACTTCGTCCCGTAATTTAATTTCATAGAACCTCCTTTAAATTTTGAAAGATACATTGTCAAAGTTAAGCCAAGTAGCGTCAACGTTTCCCTTGACGACTATGTTACCGCTTGAATAGAGACCTAAAACAGCCACGCCATAGCTATTATTTAGGGCTGATACAAACATAGTTTGTTTAGGTCTAAAACCGACAGGTAAGACACCAATGACTGTCTCTTTTGTTGTTCTGCCTTTGTAAGCCGTTCCTCTGATGTAAACCACTCCATCAAATGTTTTTGAGTACTGAACTTTGTCGTAATCAGGATGATGTACCCAGCTGTTTTGCAAAGGTAGGACTTGCCAAGCAGAGTCTTGAGTGTATTTTTGGATGTCATCCTTTGTAGCGTACTCTTTCCAATCCTCCCAATCATCAATAGTCTTAGACCATCTGTGATGTCTGAAATAGACCTGACCGTTATTCCCATAAAAGAGCTGGATAGCCTCTTTATATCCGCCATCATTTTTACCATAGTTACTGTAATGAAATAGGTACCCCCACTGTCCGCTAGGGTTTCCTGTGGCTGACTTGTCAACATAATACTGACCAGGCCGGTCTAGTAGATTAGCATTGGTCACATTAGGCTTACCATCGAACCATAGAGGGCCTCCAGCATTTGAGGATAGCTGATACTGTTGAACAGGCTGATCATTAGCGTAGATGTCTCCTTTGACGTCCAAAGCACCACGCTCACGGATTTTGTTGACTCCCACGCCTGACCTGTCATAAGACAAGACCACGCTCTCCGTGGCCACATTGACCATGAACTCAGTCCGTGTGAATTTGTCCTCAAGGAGACCGATGACCACCCACGACTGATTGGCAAGATAATTGCCTGCAAGATTAGCCTGTGAATTGACTAGGTTTGAGATACTCGTCCAGGATCCAGTAGCTGGTCCTGTGTCTACTTGAAAGTTAGTAGTCCCAAGCCTTGCAACCTTGAATGTCAGAGCCATTGTATTTTTTTGACTACCTGAGACAGCCAAAGGCGCTATCTTGGCATTTCGTGTGACTGTTAGGGTGCTAGAGGTTGAACCCGTTCTAGCAATGCTAAAGCTCAATGCTGGAGCAAAATACTCAAGCACTGTGACAGATACCTCTCTAGTATCAGACCATCTACCACGGCTATCAGAGACGCTTGCTCTGATTTTGATGGTGCCGTGATAATTCATAATGCCAAGACTTCCACCGTTTGAGCTTGTGGACTGGTTTTTGCCGACGATTTCGGCATAGTATCCAGTGATGGATGAGCCGTAAGAGCCGACCGCACCATTAAACGCTACTTTGATGTTAGAGATTACCTGGATGAACGTGTTGCCGTTTGGGATAAGATTTTGAGCTGCACCGTTTAGGTCAGTCAATGAAACCCCTGTAAATGTAGGCTTGACATTCGCTGGCACACTAGCCGTCAAGGTAGTTGACTGTGTACCAGTTTTAGTAGAGCCTGAGTAGGTGTCAACGTAGATAGTCCCTGTACCACTAGCAGAGTTTGGGATGTCACTTGCAAAGTCAATAGGGATCGTCCAGCTGGTGGATGTGTCTACATTCGTTGCAATTGTCCCTGACTTACCTGCCCATGAATAGCGCACTGTATGCTTGAAACTTGAGCTTTGACGACTAATATTAATTGTAATCGGACCACCAATAACTCCAGGGCTCACGCTTACAGAGCTAGAGCGTGGTATAGTTGTCAGGCTGAGACTGGCTGATACTGTGATAGTCCCATGCAGGCCGTTGTTTGGATTAAACGTACAAGAGATAGGGAGTGTCTTAGTTCCATCTGCATTGTGGCTGATTGTACTTGAGCCACTAGCAAGCGTGTACTCCTCGCCTGATGTCTCCCACGTCGGGTAGCTGTAATGGACGTTACGGCCATCCAGATTAAGAGACAGCGTACTGTCTCCTTGTTGGTTACGGGTGTAATAGGCGCCTGTACGGCTAACTGTCATCCGCCAGTTGACAGTTGAGGTGTTATCCGTGATACTCTGAGAACCCTGCTCTACATAAACATTGAGATACAAGCTCCCACTTGAATTACTAAACTTTGCCATTTTACTCCTTTCTAACCGACATAACGGATGACATTCATGTCAGGGTTAATATGATACTGCTCTTCTCTAAATCTGCCTATTTGGATAGTCTTAGAGAAGATCCCGTTCTCAATGTGTATAACACCTTGAGAAATATACATAACCTCTACACCAGCGCTAAACATTGAAATTCGTCCGTTAGGGTTAAACATCATGCTAGAACTACCATCATTCTTACCAATCACAAGGCCCTCATTTGAGGAACTCATATAGGTATCGATGAAATTCCATCTATCAGATAGCTCTCCAAGATCCTTAGCAATATTAGAGACACGCTGACTAGCTGAAATCAAATCTTTCTCAGCTTGCGCCCTTGCGTTCTCATTAGACTTGACAAAGTCCTTGTAAGCCTTTATCCAATTATCAAGTGTGTCAGCGCTAGCTTTAGCCTCAAGCTCAGCCTGGATAATTCCAGCTTTCTCATTTAGAGCGTTGAGTTGTTCTTGAGTTAGCCCTTGATCAGCTTTAGAATCTAACTGCTTTTGAGTCTCTGACCAGTGAGGTTGCCAGCTCGTCATCGGTATAGATCCGACCGTTAAAACAGCCCAATCAGCATTTCCCATTCCCTCAAGCTCTACAGTAAAGAATGATACAATGTCTCCAGCGTTAAGGTTTTTCTTGGATGTGAAAGTAGCACTCCAAACATCCAACTCAAAGCTATATGCTAGACTTATCCACTGCCAGCTATCGCTAGGATTTTCACGAATCCCAAAGCTAAGCGTGCTGTTATCACTCCTCCACCACCTAGCGCTTAATGTGTACTGTTTGCCTGCTTTTAAGGGTTCAGCCAAGACAAAATCTTGCTGATGTTTATTTCTCCATCCAGCATTTGAATCAAGTAAAATGTTTCCTGATTGCTCTGTTGTCCCGAATAAAGCTGTCCACTTATAGCTTGCAGGATTCTGACTATCCGCCTCAGTGAAATCCGTTAGCGTCCCTAAATAGCGCTTGTTAGTACTATCAGAGGTGCTAAAGCCATCACGACCGTCAGCAGAATTAGCCCAAGCTCGGTGAAAGTATGGAGTCCGTCCATCTGCTCCAGGTTTACCTGGAATACCTTGAGGGCCGTCCTTACCATTCTTTCCATCTTCTCCTCTCCATTTATTCCAGCGATAGTCAGCAGGATTGATGCTGTCAGTTGAGTTGAAATCAACATAGACCCCTATATAGGCCTTGTCAGCGTTAGTTTGGCTAAATCCACTACCTGAGATAGTATCGGCGTAGGCAATGTGAGTGTATTGTGTACGACCGTCAGCTCCTTTAGGTCCAGGGATACCTTGGTCACCCTTTACACCTTGCAAGCCTTGGAGTCCTTGTAGCCCACGTTCTCCACGGTCTCCCTTTTCGCCTTTTTCTCCTCTTTCACCTTTGGGACCTATTGCTCCCTGTGGTCCAGGGTCACCTTTCGGTCCTGTGTCACCTTTTTGGCCTTGGAGACCGTCAGACGTATTGATAAGAGTCAGCTGCTCAGAGGCTACCTCTTTGTTATCAATCCACGCTGAGACTGTCAAAACCATCTTTTGGTTGATGTCAGAGGCTCGGACAATGTAACTAGAGCTTGTAGCTTTGATTACACCATCCACCACCCAACGCCATCCAGCATTGACGGCCTTGTTACCTCGCATTAAGGTAGGTGTCACAATGGTCTGACCTTGACCATTCTTAAAAGCTATACCGTTGTCTGTAGCTAGCTTGATAGTGTAAGGCTTAGCGTCCTCTATCATCCTGTCTAGCTGTTGCTGAATGCCTTGAGATAGACGATTTTCAAGCGCCTTAGCATTTGAAAAAGTTGTTTTATTGTTTCTAGGATTGGTAAAGCTGATGACTTGCTCAGATACTCTCATCTCAAGCAAAAGAGTAGGATTAAAGCCGTCATCATAGATTTTTACTGTGTCTCCTATTTCAAGATCCGCAAAACCCTCAGCCTCGTAAGTGACTGCTGGATAACAGTTTTTCTTGAGCTCACGGTAAGCGATGGAGCGGATGACCTCAGGATTTGAACTCTCTACAGTCATGTCCTTACGAGTCCACTGGTCACGGTCACCTGTTGAATGTGTGAAAGTAGACGGATACATCTGCATAGAGAGAGGGGCATACAAAGCAGCCCCTGACTGGTAAAACTCACGTTCTCCCTTTGCATTGTTGACAGACCAAGGGCCAAGCCCTCTAATATCAACTACGTTGCCTTTGTCGTCCTTACCTGTTGGGACAACCGTGTTATAGATCCCAGTTTTGTCAATCGTCCTAGTGATCGTCTTGAGGTTTTTTCCATACTTCAAGATTTTTGGGCTAATTTGACCTACTCCCTGGTGGCTATCGTCGTGCTCATGATAGACATTGACTGTAAATGACTTGATAGAGCTGTCAGCGTTGAGACGTGTGTCAAACTCAATTTCTGCGCCAAATTTCTTAGCTAGACTGAGTAGTCTGTTAAGTTTGGTGTCTGTGCCCTCCCACTCAGCAGAGATTTTCTTATTAGCAACCTCATTGATACCGATTTTTAAGAAAGTATAGTTGAGCAAGTCCATCTCCTCACAAAATTCCTTAAAGCTCATAGCCTTAGGCGATTTGTAAGGAATAGAGTACTCATTGATCAGCTCAAGGTTTAGGTTGATACTGTAACACTTGATAACTTTCTCATTTTCCTCAATTTTTCGGATTGTATGCAGGTAAGTTCTGCCCTTGTATCTGAATGAAACAAAGGCTTTCTCATTGAGAGAGTTATAGGCCCTCTTTTTGCCTACATCTGAGATAATTGCCTTTTTAAAGACCGTAAAATCAAAGGTACTAGAACCAGTTTCCAGGTATCTTGCCCAGGTGTCATTGAAATAGTTCAATGTATCCTGTTTGTCATTGTCGATAAAAGCCACTTTTCTCAAATTTGAGTCATGTATAGTCAATAACATTGTTATAGATACCTTTCTTTAAATTCTACTTTGACAGTGGGTTTGGTTTTGACCCAACTTGAGCAATAGACCTCAAGCTGACTGTTACCTGGTGGGATAGTCAAGAAACTTGAGCCATCCACGACATCTACAATCTTCTCAAGACCGTCCACTGTGACAGTGTCATTCTCGCTATTTAGCACAACATTTGAACCGATTGGATAGCGATTAGGCACATCTCCTATTGTTGGGACAAAATCCTTACGATACATCAACTCATCAAGATACATGTGAGCAAGCATAGGCTTGTCATGATACGCTCCAAGCATGACATGGATTTTAGCTGACTTTCGGCCTTTAATTTCAGGAATGATAAAGCTGTAATGAGAGCCTTTGTAGTAAACTTGGAGCCTGTCGTCATTGCGCTTGAGTTCAAACTGCCCTTTGGTTGATGAAAATGGATTTAAAGCACTGTCAGAGGTGCCTGTGAAATTCCAGCACTTAAGAAAGTAATAGCTCCCCTTTCCATCAGAACCAAACACATTAAACTCACAATCCTGTCCTTGTGTTCGCTTGAATGTTTCAAAACCATACAAAAACTGACCATTTGTGTCTGATACTGTAATCTTGATAAATCCATATTGATTAGCTGCATTAGATACAAATATCTGTTTACCTGTGATGTAGTCATCAAGTGAGCCAACAGCACCAGCGCTATCTATTGGGATGTCCCATGATAGAGATGTAGCATAGTTCCCGTACTTGCCAGGCGTGGTTTGATCTTTGAGTCTAATGTGTTTCTTATTCCACAATGTAGTTAGCTCAGACACCCCTACCACATTCTCGCCATTATCGTTAGTCACAGCCTTATTTTTAGTAGCTCTTGCAAAACCGTTTGAAATTCTATCTTCTCTAAAATCAATTAATACCTCTGACCGCTTAACTACGCCTATATCAGCCTCTTCACGGTCGCCAACCTCAAGAGCTCCGCTAGAATTAACTATCCCAATATAGCCGTTTTCAGCGTTGTTTTTGACAGTAACGACAGGAAAAGCTGGGACGTTGCCATTATTGACCAAATTAAAAACAACCTTGTCAGGTTGCTCTTGTCCGTTATCAAAACTCTTATAGGTTGAGCCGTGAGCTACTCCGTCAGGGATAATCAGGTCAAAACTGCCCTTTTGAAACCATCTAGTAATGTTCTCTATGTCAACAGAACCAGATACTAGACCCATGTAATACTTGTCAGGCTCGTCTGAAATGACAATCTTGACAGCCTCTGATGTGTTAAAAATGCCAGCTAATTTGTGCTTAGCTGTTTCAAGTGTCATGCCGTTGCCATATTGCATAGCAAACTTGACTTTGATGGTTTTGGCGCCTGTTCGCACTTCTTGGAGATTAACTCCGACAAGTGGAGCGTCATTTGTGACAACGTGGCGCTCATTTCCTACTGGACGGATGATGTCTATAATGTCAATAACCTCAGAGAGGTCAAATCCATTGATTGTGATTGTGTCATTATTCATTAGATAATACCTCTCATCATGTTATCAATCATTAACTTATCATTTTGATAGTTAGTCATTGGATCTCCGATTTTAGCAACCAGAGTACCGTCATCTAGTACCATATTCACAGGGCGCTTGACAGCCTCCTCAGCCACTTCAAGAGCTCTGGTTAGGACTTTGTCAGCCTGGTCACGAATGACCTCGATTTGGCTTGTTTCTGCTCGTTCTGTGAGCGATTTGAGTCTAAACTGACTAGATACACTATGTTTCCCTAGTCCTAGCAAGTCCTCAGCGCCAAATTTGAACGCTGACATCTCTTTCTGAACGTATGCCAGACTATCAACCACATCAGAGCTATTCTGTTCAATACCTACAGCAATACCTTGAGCGATATAGCGTCCGACATTGTCTCTAAATAGTCTTGATGGGCTGTGGATTTTAGCCTTAGCCTGTGCAGCTCTCTCAGCTTGAGCAACTAGAGCATTAGCCGCAGCCGTAACGGCTCCTAGAGCTGAATACATCCCACTTGCTAGACCTTGGCCAATCATAGAGCCTACATAGCGCATAGTAGAAACGCCTCTCATCCCTGTAGCTTGAATTGAGCTGACCATGGATGACATTGCTGATGTAGCTGAGGCAATTCCTGAGCGGATACCATTAGTTACACCATTAGACACCCCTTGTCCAGCACGTTGACCAGCTTGAGTCATTTGAATTGATGACTGCAAGACCACTGTGACCATCATCATCATGCTTGCTTGCACAGATGACAGAGCCTGTGTCATTGCTGAGCTGATTGCTGTAGCAAGTTGAGACATAGCTGATGAGGCTGACATAGCTGATGAGTTAATCATCTCTAGTGTAGAGGCCATCATAGTTGCTCCACTTTGCGCCATCATCATTGCATTAGATAGAGACATCAAGCCTGTTTGCAACATCATGACACTTGCTACTGAGCCTCCAAGGCTCGCAAATGAGCTCATGACGGATGTAGCAAAGGTGCTCATAGCTGTCCCTGCCATTGTTAATGTCTCAGGCAATGTACTGAGGCTAGTGCTCAATGATGTCAAAGCTGTAGGCAATGACTGCATAGCTACACTTGCAAGTTGAGCAGATGTAGCTATCAACATTAGACCTGTTCCTGCCTGTTGCAATCCAGGGCCAGCTGTAGCTATACCTGAGTTAGCAATAGCGGAAAGACCTGCAGAAACAACTGTCAAAGTCCCTGCAAGGTCAGCTAGATTGAGGCCTACAAGCAACTGAATTCCCTCAGCCATTGCCTTAACACCTAGACCTGCATTCCTTGCAGCCGTACCAATCGACGTAAATACATTAGCAATACCATCTAAAACTGTTCTAACCGCACCACCAACTGAGCTGATGACTGTTGAAATACCATTGAATACACTCTCAATGCCCTTACCGATACCTTGAGCAGCCGTAGAGATTGACTCTCCAACTGATTTGAAAATATCGGCAATACCTTGTAGAGCGATGTTAATAGCCGTACCTACAGAGATGATGATGTTAGCTATGCCATCCATAGCCGTGCGAATACCCTCGGCAATAGCCTGGATAATACTGATAATCTGAGGCGCATTGCTTGAAATCGTATTGATAATCAGAGCAAAACCATTGGCAATAGCGTCAACTAATACGGCTATCCCTAGCGCAGCGACTGCGACACCTGCTCCAATTAGAGCGATTGCAGCACCAAAGGCTAGAATACCGACTGCGCCTACTGTTAAAGCTGGACCGATTGCTGCAGCACCGACGGCAAGCAAGGCTATTCCTGCCACGATTGCAAGTAAGGCAATCTGTGCACCAGCTCCAGCTGAAGCAAGTTGCATGGCCGCCTGTACCAGGACATAAACTCCAGCGGCTGCCATCAAGACACCTGCGCCGATCATAAGAACTGCGGCGCCCAATCTCAAGACAGAGCCAGCGCTTGCGGACGCTGTTGTCCCAACTGCTGTATTTCCTGCACTCATTGCAGCACTTGCTCCAGCATTAGCAAATTGAGCTGTGGTAAGCCCTAAGATGTTACCAATTAGGCCTATGATTGTTTTCCCAAAATCAAAAGCTGACTTGAGACCTTTGGCGATCGCTACTCCAGCCTGAATGCCTTTAAAAGCCACAGCCATGGTCACTAGAGCCGTTGCGACATTCCTGATCGTATTAGCGTCAAGCCCTTTGATGAACTTAGCAAATGAGCTCGCCATCTGTGAAATAAAATTAACGATTTTACCAGCTGACTCTCCGATAGTTTCCCATGGGATGAGGTCTGATAACTTGTCATATAGGTCAAGTGCTGCCTCTGATAGTTCTTTAAAGGCTTGATAAGCGTTTTTAATCGCTCCAGTATTAGAGAAAGCCTCAAGGGCAAACTGAATACCAGCAGCTAGGTCTTGAATGACCTTGTTTACAAAAATGATGATATTCCCAAAGCCCTCAGTCAAACTGTCAAATCTATTGATGTGACTTGTCAGCTCTTTAAAGACTGACATGGCTGTCACTCCTATATCCCTGAGCGTGTCTGAAATATATTCAAATACTCCAATTTTATTAAAGACTGCAAAGAACTCTGAGACAGTCTCTCCAGCTTTAGCAAATGCACCTGTGATAGTTGAGATGAACCCATCAATGTCAATGCTCTCTAAGAATGCCCCTAGCTTATCAGCTACGCTGTCAAAATTGATTTTGTCTAAAGCGTCAGATACTGCATTTACTGCCTTGATACCAAACTTGTTAAGTTTTTCAAAGGCTGGCATGAGTTTATTAGAGAGGCTTTCCTTGGCACCATCTATGGCTTGGTCTACAGTCTTAAATTCTGTAGCCATCTTTTGAAAAGCGTCTGAGTTCCCTGCACGGTTTAGAGCGTCAAAGAAATCCTCAGTCTTAACTTTCCCATCTTGCACAGCTTTTACAAGATCAGCCGTAGACATTCCCATCTCTTTTGCGACTGCAGCCATACCAGCAGGAGCTTGCTCCATCATGATCTTAAAGTCCATCCAGGCTATTTTAGGCTTACTTGCCATCTGTGTTGCCTGAGTTGACAATGATTTCATGGCTTGGGCTGGGTTTTCAGCAGAGGCTGCAAGTCCACCAAAGGCCTTAACTAGACTACCAACATTTTTAGTACCAACAGCGTCAAGCTGTGAGTAAGTACTAGCCATGTCAGAGGCTGAGTAGATGGTCTTTGTCGCAAAGTCCTGCATTTCGGTCTTAGCTGCCTTGATTTCCTCAGCTGATCGTCCAAAGGCTTGGAGGTTTCCCTCAAAAGTTTTCCAGGCTTTCTGTGAACTGTTGAGCTCAGAGGCCATTTCACGGATACCACTTGTTATAGTCCCAATCCCTGCGGTAAGGGCTGAGCCAATCAAATTAGCTCCTAGGACTGACTTGAATACTGAGCCTACTTTTTGCCCTGCACTCTCAAGGCCTCCAAAAAGTGACTTGAGCTTGCTAATCCCTGATTGAGCATTAGAGCCATCCATATCAACCTTGATAGTAACTGAACCATCTGCCATTGTGTACCTCCTTTCTAAAA